GGTCACCTTCTAGGGGCGGGCGTTACCATCTTCTTGGTTGTCGACCCGGCACTTCAGCCTGTGATCACGGCCAGGGTAGACCTGAGCCGGGGTGGGCGTTTGGAGTTTTTCCAAGTGCCCGAACTAGGTGACGGTCGTTACCTTGCGTCCTGGCGTGTGGCACTCGCCCTCTGTGCCCCTAGAGGGGTGGCCCTGCATTTGATAAATTACAAGTTCGATAATGGTTGGCCGCTTGATTACGAGTGGATTGACAACACTCAGTCGTCTATTGCGTCCATGGCTACTGGCCATTTGTCACCGTTCTATGCTGGAAACGCTAAGATTCGAGGCATGACGTCCATCAGCGAATACGACACGATCAAGGACTCTTTCCTGTCGTTCGGTTGGATTTATGGCTGGGATGAGGTCTTCCCGGCTTTTTGCGAACGCCCGTGCGTCTATTCGGTTCGCAAGTCCCATGCGGTTGGGGTCGTCCCGGCTATCATAGATCATGGCTGGCAGTACTGCCCTCGAGTCACGCTGGCCTTCATCTCTGAAGTCCGGGGCCCTTTGAAATTGTATGTGATGAACTTCTCGCGGGCAGCGGTTACGTCGTTGGCCACGTATGACTCCCGGTCCGATATACCGTTTGGCCACTCGTTCTTCCATGTCCTCCTCGACCCTCGGCCTATTGAAGCATCCTCAGAAACCCCGCTTGGTGGTACGCCACGGGATCTTCTGCTTCGTGAACACGTCGTCGTCAACGGATTGACGGTGCCAGCGCAAGTCAACCGATGGCTGGCCCCCGGTAGCAATGTTCTCCAGGAGGTTTGGGCCGAGCTTGGGGGTTTGACCTTTTACACGTTTGGCAGCCACGGGGATCGTGTACCTATTCTCGCTCTTGCACGGTATTTGACGACGTTTGACATCCCCGTCGATGTTATTCATCTCAACACCGTTGAAGAAGGTCGTCAGATCCTTGACGGGGCCTGGGGCGGAGAACCTCCCCTCGCCTTGTTCGCCCGAGCGCAAGCCTTGTGTCTACAGACGCGGCGTGGTATAATTGTGCTACCGGCCAATCTTCTCCTCGATGCCGATCTAGTCTATACGCTGGCGCCGCCTGACTCTGTCATTGAACCATTTGTCCCGACTACATCCTTAGTGTTGAATGTGATTTATTCATGTTTCAGTGCCTTTAAAGAGGAACCCGTCCGCATTGGGGCTTACGCCTCGCCGCGAACCTTGCCGCGTTCCGCTGATGGGCACACCTTTCTCTCATTGCGAAAGAATACAGGTGAACTTGAGCGGGCGGCTTATTGGGGTGGCGTTGGGCGCGTGCCGGCCGGGATGGATGAATTGCCCGTCATTGCCGGCTCGGACCATGTCGTGGAGTTCTCACGCGTCAAGACCCTGTATTGTCACGGCGGAGCTGGGACTGTTCAAACGGCTGCGTGTAGCGGTGCACGCGTTGTCGTCGCTAGTGATGTGGCGGCGGGTGATCGTCGTTACAAAGACCCGTTCGATGCTGGTGCTGGAGTGGACCCTCGGGTCGACCCGGCAGTCATCTGGTTGTTCTTAGCCAAGTATGACGCGCGCTTTTATGCTGTGTGGTTGCGCCGCAATTGGTGGCGACCTTGGGGTTTGCTTAACTGGTGGGGTCCTGCCGCTGTGTTTAACAGCGCCTACAGGTGGCTCGTGGTCTTTTTGCTTTTTGACCGGTATTATCGTACCGGTCTGCTGTCTAGCGAACCAGTCGGGACCTTGCTGGGGTTGGCTTTTCGAACGCGACCTTCTTTGCTCAGTACTTTGACCCTGGTTCTAGGGGCTAGAGTGGTCGACAGGTTGATGCTGTACCTCGAGATCACGTATTGGGATTTGGCTGATCGCGTGCGCACAAATTTGATCGACATGGCTACGTCCCCGGTCGGTCTTTATGTTGCCCAGCGCTACTCGATTGGGGCTGGGGTTTTGGTAACGCGGGTTGCTCGCGCGATCATTCCCATCGCCCAGACGTTTATGCCTTGGTTTGTAGGTGCGGGGTTGCCAGACAAAGGGCCTGGTTCGATACCACCTGAGATGCGCACGTATCTCGAGGTGACCCCTAGACTGTTTCATTTCCTCCCGGTCGTCCATACCGCCTTGGTAAATGGTGCTGGTGACGAACGTTATGAGGGTGAGATCGAGGAAAACGGCTTGTACGTTTTCCGACCCCGTGCCGGCGGTTGGGCCGGTGGGTTCAAGCTTCCGACCTTTCTCCATTGGGGGGAGCTCACCCGAAATCTTCCGTGGGTTGCAGGCCGTTATGGTCTGAGCTGGAATTGCCAGACCGGGCTTGTTAGGGCCCTTGGCCCTGCCCTGCCGCGATTGGGGCCAGCCGGTTTTATCTTAGTCCCAGCTATGTTGGCGTCAACGGCTTGGCTTAGCGCTATATACGCTTCGATACTCGTTGGCGTCGCCGGGGCTATCTGGATTCCTCAAGCGATGGGTTGGGTGAGTGAGGTCAACCCGATCGAACGTATGACTGGTCGAGTTTTGTTGACTTTATACAACAGGGTATCCGAGCCACATGCTGTCCCAGCGGTGGCCCTCCTTGAAGCGTGGCGTACTTTGTTGATGCCGTTTGCCTCACCCCGTGATGCGGTCACCACCGCGTTCAGGGATGTCGTCTCCGCCTTCGAGGCTAAACCCGTTTTGTTTCGCTTCGACCCCGATGAGCTTAAAATGTTTGAGGAACGGGTTCGGGACGTCGCCGTTCAAGGCATCCCTATCCTGATCGTCGAAAGAGCCATAACGGAGGCGTGGGAGGCTCAGGTACTTGGTACTGAAGCCTCCTCCGAGTATGCTCTTGCTTTACAGGCTTTACGACAAGACGTTCAATCTTCGTCGGCGTTGGAGGCTTATCGTCGTCGACCGTCGGCTGAGATGCGTGGCGCCGTTATCGCGGCCTTCGCTGGGCGAGCCCCTGTCGGTGCGATTGTAAGAGTCGCTAACTTCGACGGCCTCCTCCAGGCTAGGCGTCTTGACGGATTTGAGCCTTATTCTCAAGACGATCTGGACAGGTTAGTCAAAGCCCTTGAGACCGCCCGTGACGCGTTCGACGCCTTGACCGGCATCACCGACGCTTGGGACCAGCTTGTCGCGGGCTTTGATGCGATGGCTCCGGTCTACTCTGATCGTCTAGTCTTGGACGCGGTTTTTGCCGTTGAAGGTGGGGCGTTGCACCCAGAGCCGTTCCCGTCTGTAGCCCGCGAGTTGCTCATGGTCGGGCTTAGGAAATATATGGATCTCGGGTTGCGGGCCGCATCCTATAGAGAGTGGCGCGACGCCTTCTTTCGGTTGCTGGGCCCCTATCAAGATCCGCGAGAAGGCGCCCTTGTCGCTGTTTTCTCGGCGATTTCGAGCCGTGTTTCACCCGAAGATGTCAAGGTGGAGGGACCCATCGTTGACATTTGTGGTGAGATGTGCGCGGTGCTCATGCACCCTGACTCGAAAGTAACGGATGATGTTCGCGACGATGTCATGATCATAATGGTCAATGCCTTGTTAAAACGCGAACCCGAGCGCGCCGATTTTGATTTGGCTGTGCGAAAGTGGCTTTGGACCGTGTATCAGGATCAAGCCTTGTCGATGCTGTCAGTCACTGAGCGCATAGCGATGTGGTGTGACGCGGCTAAGCGGTTCGCTGATCACATGAGTGTGCCTGTCGGAGTCTTCAACAGTTTGACCAACCTGTTGACGACTATAGCTCTTGGGGCCTACAACGTTTTGGATAAAGCGCTAGAGCTTTTGCTCGGCATCCTGACGAATGTGTTGGACAAAGCATTGTTGACCCTTCACGAATACTTCTACCTCGGTAGGGCGTTTTTATCAATCTTGTTGCCAGAAAGTCGCCGGCGCCCTAAAGCGGTGTGGGCGCTATTGTTTGCTAGTGACTGGGTGCGGCTCACACCAGCCGAGCGTTTTGCGATGTCGTGCGCAAAGATGGCCGAGCCGGACTCCGACGTGTCTTACGCCGATTGGGCGGCCCGGTACGCCAAACTGATAAATGACACTGGTTTGGCGGATCAGGAGCTTCAAATTAAGATGCCCATCCGGCCTATGAGGTTACCGGCTCGTCCTATGGTGGCTGATCAAGAGTTGGCTGCTTTGGCTCCTCTTATGCCGGCTCAGACTGAGGTTGCGACCCTCGTGGCTGATGATATCGCCCGGTGGCGCCAGGTGGCTGGCGCGGGTATTGATCAGTCATGGTTTTCCACCACGACACGTATTGCCGCTTCGATAAACCGTTATGACATCGAACGTCCCACTGCAGGCGAGGAAGTGCGCGCCGCCGTCCTCCAGACGGCTCATGCCCTGGCACATAAGTACCCCGAGATGTATCTCCATGGTCAGTATTTGACCCCGGAGGCTGCCCGTAAGAAAATTTTGATCAAGTATTCGCCGGGTTTGCCCTACATCCCGGACTACCACGATCGGAAACAGTGGGCACGCCACGGTTTCCTCAACGCTGTTGAAGCGGTGGCAAGGGACCGGCTCGTCAAGGGTATACACCCTGGCACTATGGCTCATGCGTTCGTTAAGATGCAGGTCGTCGAGCTGGACAAGTTGCTCGACGATCGATTCGAACGTGAGGGTAAAGCCCCTAAGAATATTCGGACTGTGATCGCTCAAGAGCTTTTGGGCAGCCTGTTGATGTACACATCGACAGTTGAACGGACGCGGGCTTTGCCTCCGTTGGATGCGCATGTGCTTAATGCACTCCCGCATAGCGAGGGCGGGGTTACGAACTTTTTCGATGCGTTGCAGGCTCGTCGGAACGTCGTCCAGGCCGATGCGACTCAGTTCGACTCTACGTTGCACCCCGTCGTTTCAGTCGACGGGCTTGTTGAGCTGCGCGGTTTGGCTTTCAAGGACAATATTATTCGGCCGGTCGTTGAGAGCCAGATCCGTGCCCATTATGTTGCCATGAAGAATTGTAAGATCATCAATTTGGCCACCGGGGCTGAGCATGGCCATACGGGCGGTCTTATGACGGGTCAAGCGAACACGTCCCCTGATAACAGGGACGCGTTCCGTATGGTCCTTATAGCCGGGTGGGCGTTGGCTACAGGAGCTGATCCCGCGTCATTCTGGGATCAAAACACCCTCGGCAACGCCGGGGACGACAACGCTTGGGGTACCGACCAAGACCCTAGCGTACAGACCGCCACTATTGAGCGTATTAGGCAGGCGTTCGGAGTGGAGATCAACATCGAGCAAAATTGCTTCGATGATTTGTCGTTGACGGGCCTTAAGCCAATCAAGTTCAACGAAGGGTCTCTTAAATGGTATGATCGAGTGGGCATTCCTGCTCCAACCCGGTCTGTCATCATGGACCCTATTCGCCTGCTGCTCCGGAAGACTGAGTTTACTGCGCGGATGGCCAGTGTAAGAGATGTGGCGTTTTATATGCGCCACGTCGACACAATCATTGGCTCCACTATGTTGACTGCGCATCAGCCCCGTATATACGAGGATTTCGCGCAGGTGTATCGCCGGGAGATTGACTATGTCTTACTCAGGTTCTTCCGTAAAGTTACATGGGAAGAGACCTACGATTCCGACGGGGCCCTTATAGCCCAAACCGTTGTCCCTGGAGCCCCCCGTGAGCGGTATGACGGGAAAGTTGGTGGGATTCGGCTTTGGCTTAAGAACCACCGATTCCCGTCTTATGAACGAGTGTTTGAGGCCTGGGTTAAACCCTTTAACCCTGCGAAATCGGCTTTGGGTAAGCGTCATAGAGCGCTTCTTGGCTATAACCCGGCACTCAGTGGTACTGAGCGGTTCACCTGGGGTCTCATACAGACCAGAGAGTTAATGTACCGGTGGGTGCCTAATCACATGGCTCGGTCTCTCCCCGAGTTCCAGGGCCCTGACATCACTTATGTGATGCGTAATGTTGATTACAGCATAGCTAAGTTCGTCTGGCTGTCCCTGGTGAAGCAACACCGATCCATCCCGACGGCTTCAGCGTTTAGGGTCGCCCTTCGGGAAAATCCTTATGGGTCGGCGGAGGACGGAACCGGGTTTTTGGCCTGGCTGGCGTCCGGTTCAAACCTCACTGACCTTCTCGCCACTGACTTGGAGTTGCTTCGTGGTCGAATGGTGACGATCACGGTTGTTTACTATTACGTCGAGACGATGTTTAAAGCGTTATCCAATGCCCCGGGCTTGGGCATTCTAATAGCCCTTTATGCTCTCTCGACGCGAGACGTGAACCGGCTTTATGCACTGCTGAACTATCTGTATATGTTGTCGAAGGGCAGAAGTTCAGTTGTCATATCCAATTTGATGCCGCCAGACCCATATGCATGGATAAAGCAGTTCGCTGTCATTGTGGCTAACTTGGCGCCCCTTCGTTGGCATGCGTACCCGGGTGTTCGCCACGTCGTCGGGGTTGTCCCGTGGGTAGTTGAACTCTGGGCGGCCGCGTCTGTCACTATCAACCCGCCTGTCTTCAGACGAGTGTTACCAGCTCCGCTGGGAACCCCATGGGATTCAGTTTTAGCCGAAGTTGAACGTTGGTTCGCTGAGGAGCGGGCAGGCGATGCTCTTGTCCAAGCCCCCACAGGGACTGGCAAAAGCACGGTGTTCCTAGCGGCGATCTTTAACCGGTTGCGGTTTGCAGGGACTGTCTACCTCCTTAACCCCACCTTGGTCGCGAGGGACAATTATTCAAACGATTTTCTCGTTGAGCGTATGTGGCAAGTGCTGGAGACGGGAGTACCCGCTGATCCAACTCGCCGCTTGAAGGTTTTGACTTACGGGCATTTCCGTGCACGCCATTTGGCGGGTGAGGTAAATCCCGAGGATTTGGTGGTGTTTGACGAATACCACCTGTCCCATGTCTCTATGTTGGCTGCTTGGTTGTATGCACGACCGTACCGCCGGTTGCTTTTGTCGGCCACGCCTAGTGCTGAGTTGATACCCAATCCTGCTCGGACATTGGTCTACACCGGCGGGAAGCGCCATGAAACCGCCGTTACTTTTGTGGGAGGCGATTTTGTGCCTGTGTGGCAGGCCATCGCCGCCTCCAGCCCCCGGCTTTTAGACCGGGCTCTTGTTATCGTGCCGACGATAAAGAAGGCCCGTGAATTAATAAACACTCTCGGCCGTATTTCGGTCGAGGCGTACGAGTTGTCAAGCGACCAGCGCGAGCCAAGCCCGCGCGGCGTGTTGGTGGCGACCACGATAGTGGACACCGCTGTCACTATTCGGCCAGCCCCTACCTGTTTAATCGACTTGGGGGAGACGATACAGATAAAGTTGGCCGACGCCTTGACCTTCTGGCCCCGTTATGAGGCACGGGTTGTCAAGACAAGCCGTAGCGTCTTGACGCAGCGCGTCGGGCGGGTAGGTCGTGAAGGCGATTCTAAAGCCTTCGTGTTACGGGGGGGTGGCACCGCCCCGGAGCCTAAGCCTGCCCCTTCAGCTTTCGAGTTGCTGTGGGATCAGTCTTGGGCAACCGAATTGTGTACAGCATTTCGAGTCCGGGCCCCTTTGACGATTAACGCTTCCCAGACCCGTAGCGATACGATGTTGGATCTGTTACACCTCGAGGTCCCGATGCTTGACCGACCTGGGGCTACTAAGTCGCTTGGCTTAGCGGTTTATATCTGGGTGTGGTCGTGCACCCAGCTTTCGTTGGAGGCGATACGCATTCAATGGCTAAACCACAAACTGATGACGTATGCTGATGAGATAGAGGTTGTAGTGGCCGATGCAATCTTCCAGCAATATCAGTCTGATGTTTTCCTCGGCGACTGGCAGAACGCACGATTGCTGGTCGAACAAGGCCTAATATCGGTGCGTGTTGGCCCTGTGCAGTG